CATGTTTGGGAGCCTTGGTGCTTGTAGGCTGATTAGAGGCTACCGCATTATCGTCTTTGCTAATCAACTCAATACTGCTGTTTGCTTGCTTCTTGTGCACTGATCTGATTGTTTTTTGTTTTTTTTTTTCAAGCAGAAGACGGCATACGAGATACATCGGTGACTGGAGTTCAGACGTGTGCTCTTCCGATCTAGACGCAGGAGTAGTTTGCAGCCTTGTATTTCTGGCGGATGGGCTTGAGGTTGATAAGACCCTTAGCGTGTTGTTCAGCCTCAAACTCTGTGATGGCACCAGCAAACACTGCAAGATTGAGGTGGGGATCAAACCCCGGTTTACTCATTTCCTCCACATAGGTAGGATCATAGGGCTTCATGTAGTGACGCTTTGTAGTATCTTCCAGCGACACCATGTCGGACCCTACACAAGTCAAAGCCCTCTGGTGCAACGCAGAAAACCCCAGATCACTGCTCCCCAAGGCATTTCCACTTTGGGGATGTTGGCAAGGGGTTTGGCATGTTTGAAGCGAAACGTGTTGGTGAGACCCGCGATTGAAGCCTCAAGCCAACCATCCTTGTGACTATCCAGAAGAGCCTTGAAGAAAGCCTTACGGTGCCTGATAACAGTCAGACCCTCTAGGACTTCTACACCAGCATTCTGCTCCTTTAGCACAAGGACACTCTCACAAAGGTGTCCTGCTTCTGGGTGAGTTGCAGGATACCGGATTTGTGGGATACGCTTCTCTACACCAGTCTTCTTGTTCTTGTCGTATTTCCACGTCTGGGGTTGCCAGCCGAGTTTGTTCAACCAGTCTTTGACCTGAATGTCACTGTTGGGATTAGCATCTTCCCAATCAACGATCATTTCCACTTCGGCCCCCTCATAGGTCGAAGGAAGTTCAGCTTGGAACAACAAGTTCATCCACTTCTTCCAAGCCTCAGTCATGGAACCGTCCTTCTTGAATTGCTGGGAGGGACACTTGAAGGTCTTGTAGACAGGTTGCTTAGGCATAGCCTTCACAAGTTCTAGGAACTTCTCTTCCTGCATACGCTCTAGTTCATCGTAGTTACGTTGTGCGCGTTCTACATCAAGTTTGACACCAACCTCTTCTGCTTCCCTTGCACAGTCCATCTTGAACCCAAGATAGTCAATCAGTCGGAAGGCTTCATCACTCAGTTGTTTTGACAAGACCAATCCTCTTCATGTTTTCGTACAAGTGTTCACCAAGTCTTTTGGCAATAGGCCAATAGATGCTGTTACCTACTTGCTTAAGTCGGTCCACCCTTCCGGGTAGTTGAACATCCATTCTGCGAATGAGGGGTTCAGGCCACAGATTGGATCGTCCAAAGGGATTGCTGTAGACTTGTTGCAAATCCTCTTTGCCACCCCATCGCCTCTGTCCAATCTCGCCAAGATGCTGTAACGGGACCAATCCCTGCCTTCCCGTGCTACGACTGTAGGCAAGTATCCAAATTCTGTCCCTTTGATGACACGCGCCAAGGGCGGAAGCGGGGATACAGTGCCACTCTGCATCATACCCGACCGAGTTGAGGCCACGAAGGACTGTTCCCAATCCTCTAGTGCGAAGGGCTGATACGTTTTCAATGATAACTCCTTTAGGTTTGATTTCCGAGATTAGACGAAGGTACTCGTACCAATGTCCAGATCGTTCACCTTCAAGACCTTCTCCTTTTCCAGCATAGGAAATATCTTGGCAAGGGAAACCACCAGTAATTACATCAACATTGGTAAACCCGGCTACACCACAATCTTCACTATAGAGGTATCCACCCTTATACTCTAGAGATTTGATGTCTCCGTAACAATAAATTTCAGGCCAATGCTTTTTCAGCACTGCTTGAGCCTTTTTATCCCATTCACAAAAGGCAATTGTTTCATAAAGGTTGGTCTTCACAAGACCTAGGGTAAACCCACCAATACCAGCAAACAAGTCAAGGACTTTTAGTTTTTCCATCCGTAAAGTACTCCAAGTTTAGCTTCTAGGTCTTTCCAGAGTTTCCAGTTGATCTTGACATCTTCAACACAACGATGTGCATACTTTTCGTAGGTCAGGTTGGACCAATCATCGACTTTGGGCTTAGGGACACCATACTCAATCCCGTAGCTTTCCAGACCATGAGAAGACCGTTCAAAGTTCAAGTACCACGACAGGACAAGGGTGTCGATGAACTTGGTGTATTTAAGGTCAAGTCCAAGGATTTTGTTGAAGGTAGGGAGATCGTGCCGGACAGCATTATGACAAACAACGCGAGTGTCAGGATCACGCAGAAGGTCACGCATCTTGTCATAGTCATTAGTGTGGTGATACGTCTCCCCATCCTCCGTCCAAGCAACAACATGCAGCTTGGTTGCGTCTTTCCACAGGTTGTCGCTTTCGCTATCCAGCACGATGATCTTCATTTTGACCCTTCTTCTAAACCTTTGCCAAGGCCATAGTAATAGCCTGCCATAAAAGCCCACTCAAGGTCGAAAAGATTACAACCAGACTCTTGAGCATGTTGTTTTCGAGTCTTCCCCAAAAACATATTTCCATCTAACCACTCTTCAAAGACTTCTCTCATAGTCACCAGCCCACCCCTTTCTCTTTCAGCGTGAATGTCTCTCCATCAAAGAGCAGTTCACCAGCGTTTCCTTCAAGACCACATGGTCGGTTCTTTTTAACAACAAGCGTTGTCGTGTTACGTTCAATCAAGTCACTAGCTTCCTTGTCACGAACAAGATCAATGATTACAGAAGCACGTTGACCAATCATTCGACAATACTTGAAGTCTCCGTTGTCGTTAGTATGACCAATCGTAACGATACCCACGTTAAGATCAGCAGCCAACTTAGACAAACGAACAGACAAGTCTGCAAGCATTGCCTCTTTGCTTTCGTCACTCGAAACTGTCACTACGTCTTGGATAGGTTCAAAGAAGACGTACTTACAGCCATATACCTGTGTCAAGGTACGGATTTGCTCAATCAGTTCATCAGGACCATCCTCTTCACGAAGATGAAACTGCATATAACCTGTCTTGCTAGTGATGTGTTTAATCGCCATTTCCACATCTTGCAAGCGGTTTTTGTCGTTGATCAAGTCTTTCCGTGTCAGGTTATCATTGAGGTAGTAGGAAACAACACCAAGAAGACTACGCAACTTAGTCTCTTCCAGATGCCAAGCAGCAAAGCGAACATCTGGGTGGTTCTTGATCAGGTTGTATTCTAGATACCGCATGAACTCAGACTTGCCAATACCTGTAGGGGCCTTAATCACAGTGAAGTGACCCTGCATGATCCCAAGGATTTTATCGTCTAGAGCAACAATACCCGTAGGCACATAGCAGTGATCAGGAGTATCATGCAGAAGCTCTAGGAAGTCTTCCTCAGTGGCATAGATATTATCTGGTGTGTAGATACCAGCCCCATACCAACAGTTACGATACTTGTCCCCGGCATCTGCCATCAGGAACTCATTGGCATCCTTAAAGACATCGTGAGGAACCTTGTATACCCTATTAGGGAAAAGGTTCATCAAGGTGATTGCAAACTTCTCTGCTTTGTCGTCAGTGTCAACAGAGAGGTAAATCTTGTCGAAGGAGCCAAGGTAGTCTTTACAGTTTTCCAGCAATTTCCTTGAAGGGGTGGCACTAGGCAAGGAAACAACAGGATACTTGGAGCCAAGCATCTGGAAGGCAGACATGGCATCCAGTTCGCCCTCAGTGATCGTGATAGCCTTGGCAGAACCCGCAGGGAACTTATCCATACCAAAGAGCTTGTCACTCTTGAACCCATTGGCAGTAGAGAACTCCTTTGGGAAGAAGCGGGTCTTACTAGAGCCATCAGGATAGACGTAGGTGTGTTTCGTAGGAAGGTCATCAACAACAAATGACTTGACGCCATAGAAGGTCATCGTGGAAGAAGTGACTTTACGATGTCCCTTGTATTCCCACACTCCCCCTTCCTGCTCTACACTCTCAACCACTTTCAGCATTCCGAAGTCACTCCTCAGTGGATATTTCTCTTTGGTCCAATCATAGACCTTTGGCATATTCTTCTTAGGGTAGGCAGTGCCACAGGAATGACACCACCCCGCACCTTTGTCGTAGTTGAACGAGAAGGCATCAGAAGAGCTACAATGCTCATATGGACAAGGTTGGTGGCTTACTTCACCTTCACTCACCACATCCCTCACGGTCGTCTCCTTTCAGGGCGGCG